TATTAATACGTAGGGACCACCTTCTGCCATTAACCTAAGTACACACTTTAATATGCTATAAGTTTGGGAGAATTAAGTTGGAACAACTGGTATGGTAAGTACAACGGTACTCAAAAACCGTGTAAATGCTTGGGATCTTGTGAGATCAATATCTTTAAAATCTTTATCAAAGTTTTCTAAGACTAATTCACTCTTTTCATTATCCCAGTAAAAACTTGTGAATGGTTCACTCACTACCGTGCCATCATTCATAGCAATAGGCACATAGAACGGGTCACTAAATGAAATAGCGTACTTACCAGGTGGGAGTGGATTATTCACACAAATCGCCTGATCAATCACATATGTTACAGGATCTCCTACAATAAATGTTGTAATATTTGATAAATCAAGTACTACGTTAACCCCAAATGGAAAAACGGAAATATTGCTATTTCTTATGTCTTGCATTGGAGGAGGACCAATCAGGAAAAAGTAATTAAAGTCATCACCAGCTGCTTCATACATGTTGGAAGTTATCAGACCGGAATTAGTGACTGTTTGTTGTTGGCATCGTACATTGGTTCGAACATCCCCTAACACGGGTTGTTGGTTCGTGTTAATAACATCGCACCGAACGCCTCGGTAGTATGGGGTACGTATCTCAAATGCATTGGATACCTGCTGATTTTGCTGAAATATTGGTTTCCCGTGTGAAATATAAGGTTCTGCTATTTTCATACAATCACCGTATTCATCAAACGAGACAAAAGCTTCAGCAACCATATCAGCTGTTGCAGGTAGAACCTTGAGTTGAGATGAACCATTATAAAACCGATATAAGAAAGATGTCAAATACCAGGGCGTAACCAAAGCATTTTGATCCTGACCTTTGGCTGTGGTTATAACACGGCTACCACGCTTTGTATTCTCAGTCATATGTCGAGTTCTAAAACCAGCATACAAAGGGGTCTGAGCTAATTTGCACACAAGACCAAATCGCTTAACTATGGCACGTAGCGAATTGAAATACTCGCCTGTTGTTTGAGCTGTAATATCCTTTTGTGTATGGGATGGTACCAATAAGTTCTCATCTTCTGGCACAAACACAGATCCAAAATCAGATTGGGCATGAAACGTACCAGTCCTATCAACGACATCTTCTTCCATTTCGCTCACTGTTGCGGGATACTTTTCTGGCTCAGGATCTCCTGCCCAGTCCACATACCCAGGGCCTATTTGACACTGAGGGCGTGAGATTTGATAATCGTCTCCGCCACTATGAGCAATGTACATCGTAATGGAGTCAGCTACTGTTGGAGGATGGGAAAGGTCAACTAGGGAATATATTGCAACACAACCAGTTTTTGTATCCAATGTGGTAGTATTTGGATAGCCAGTTCCTTCATTGGTTTTATATGTTTCCCGCCATCCTGTATTAGAGATGAAGGGAATCGAGACCCTAAATGTCGTGCGCCCCATCTCATCTTGACGATCTTTAAGATTACAGACAACACTATAATTTGTGTTTAGCAATTCGCCTAGCGATTTTGGAACATCAATCCAGTTTGTTTCTGGCAAGAAGACTACTGCAAATCGTCCCTGATGGTACGGAGTTTTTATAACCATAATGTCGTAATGTATAGTTCCACGCCACAAAGTACCCATCATACTAGAAAAAGCAAAACTACCGAGAAATAGATTTCCAGCATCATCATGTTGGTAACGGGAAAATGGAGACACTTCCCACGCAGTTATCAACTGCCTTTTTGCAAACATTGATGCAGGCACTTCTTGTCTGTGAAAGTAATTGGGCCGACCAAAGATGTAAGCAAGACTCATTTCATCTTTGGTTTCTGGTATAAATGAAGAACCATCAATCCCATTATCCTGTATTAAAGCTAACGTTGTTGCATCATCATGTCCTTCAGTATGTATTAAAGTCTGAGCTGGTTTTAAAACGCTTTTCGTTTGCGGTTGTATGGATGTTGGTTTAGACCAACCTAGAGTTGCCGCTGTTTTGCCAATAGCCCTTGAAACCCAGGCAACTGTAGATGCTACGTTTCCAATTACAGGCACACAAGATAAAACGTCAGCTACCATAGAAACTCCTCCAGCTATTTTTGATACAGGTCCAGCAACTTCGACTTCACCAGTGTCCTTAGCCGCTGCCGGTTGAACATCTGACTGAGCAACATAATAGCCACGCGCTTTCAATCTTCTTATTTCAAAGCTATCCCGTGCTGACGAAATGACGTCTTTATGAGTTGGAACAAAGAATTGCGGATTAACGAATCTAGCAAACACTGTGTACTTTGCTGTCACAGGTGTTTCAGGTCCCACCAACTTTGAAAAGGTATAAAGGAATACAGTTCCAAATTGATTATCAGAATTACTCAAATCAAACATATCATAAATGTTAGCATATGGGCATATCAACTTCAAGGAGTTTCCCTCCTCAATGCTCACAATCTTGTATGGGCACGAAGTCTGTGAAGCCAAAAACCGTGTTCCTTTACGTCTAAAATCGCCAGTTTGATCATAATACGGATTATAAACCAACATTAACGCTCCTTGTAGAAAAGGTTGAGCATTAATTTTGACTTCAATCTCGATGTCAGCTTTAAAGTATTGATAATTCTTCAATTTATCAACAACAATGGGAGAATTCTTAAAGATCGCTTGCGGAAAATCCAACTTTTGCATGAAATTTTGGGTATCTGCAATGTAATCGCTGTAGGGCAGTTGCACCGGTATGGGCTCATCCGTAGTACTCCATTCATACGTTCCAAGATTTACAGGTCGTTCTAAAATAGTAGTAATCTCATGTCTTGTTGTATCATTCAATGCCATCTGTTTAGAAGAAGATGGCATAGGAACAGTCTCAGCTGACATTTGCACGTCAGTAAGTAAATTTCCACGAGTGGAATCAACGTTCGTATTTTGGTCGTGGTCGTACGAAACAACACCACTTTCATCTGAATTACTTGAAGCAGTCATATAATACGACAGGGGTAGATGACTATTCACCCTGAAGTCGGGAGCTGTATCACCAGAGCACAGCAACACTCTATGGGTGGCAAGGAAATAGCATGAGTAATCAAAATATCCCGTTTCAATCAAAAATCACGATCACATTTCCGGGCGAGGCCGCGGAGTCTACCACAGAGGTTCATATTCAGTCAATTCAAAATTATCTCTATCATAATGATATTTTTGCATCTGTTCCCAATATGTTGGAACTTTAATGTTAAGTCCAACCTCTGCTAAAACTTGGCGTATACGAGCACTCCACTTCTCATACACGTCTTTTGGATGTAAAGCCAATTCCCTAATAACTTGCTCACAGTTTTCAACGGTGGAAGCATACTTTGCCTTCCCACGGATCCAATTAGTGATCTCCAATGTATTGGTTAGATCCATTGGGGCCATGTATGTGCCATCTTTCTGTAACGCAAATTTCCGTTTTAAGAAAGCTACTTCCTCCAGTGGTTTACACTTGAGGGTTGTACCAGCTTTTGTCTCGTCTGTATAGGTCAATCCAAAAGAAGCCAGTGCTTCCGTAATGGTGATCTGGTTAAACCAATCAAGAACAGTAACACTAACAGACTTTATATCATCATCACCATAAATAATTTCAGCAACATGTTCGCGATAATCACAAATCATAGGCAAACCATGTTCCTTCTTAAGCATTAAATAAGCAATTCGCATGACAATTCCATTAAACAAAGAGTTGACTATGACTGTCAATGGGTTGCCTGATGGCTGTGAGTGTGTTTTACGAATAACTTCTCCACGCACCAATATGTCAGCATTACTAATGTGTTCCCACAAGACAGTGCGAATGAGTTTTGATTCTTCATCGTCGTTGTACCATTCATTGATTTTCTCCACAATTTTAACCAAAATCTGCATCAACAAGGAGCCATCAAAGTTACTAAAGTCTCCAGCTATCATATTGTTCCCTTTAGTTTGCAAATGATGTGCTAGTTTTGTCCACTCCAATGAATACGGATTTATTCCAACTGCAATGCCATTGTCAATGCGATTTCTCATAACATGTGCTGCAAAGTCTAGGAAATACTGTCTCATCGCTATAACCAAATGTTGGGGGCATGCTTCAAACACACGAGTTTTCCCAGCATCTACTTTAGCAATAGGTCGCTTTTCATCTTTCAGCGTTGCTATGGAAATTGCATTTCCACGCACTGCATTACGAGCATCTTCCAACAATTCTTCCACATCTCGTCTTAATTCTGGGTGATCAACAATGTAAACTTCATCATTTCCAAGCCACTTTGTCTTTCCTTTTTCCTTATTATCCAAATTATAGGGATAGCCCGGAGAAGTGGTCCTATTAATGGGTCTTTTGTAAGCATCGCCTTGAATACCCACTATAGCTTCCTCGTAACTATGCACAATTCCAGTACCACTTGGTGGGGGTCCTAATCCTTGGAAGACATCATTAGCAGCTGCTTCAACCAGGTCGGCATCAACGTATATCTGACTGCCCATGATTTTCTTGATTCCCTTAAGCATAGGATCTACTAATTCTTCATCTAGCATCACCGGCTTAAGGTGAGCGGGTTTTGCAATATGCTTTTGCACTTTGTCAAAAACTAATGAAGGTCCCAGTTGTGTAACAATTGGTGCAGCAGGCGAAGGTGCAGACCCAACACTTAAACAATCACCATGATCAAGCAATGAAACTTGTACATTAGTGTTGACTAGGGTTTGTGCATGTGGCAATCGTCCATCAATCAAGTATGACTTTGGGATATTATGTTCTTTTACATGGGTATCCAACCCTGCTTCCAATAGCTGTCTAGTTAAAAGGACACCCAATGCCATTGATTGAGTCCCACCAGCAACATGAAGTCCAACCAACTTTGTATGAATCATTTTATTAGATATGGAAAGAAGAGCACCACACATTCCACCATAAGTCTCCAAATCGTATTCAATATGGTTCCCAATTCTGATTGGGTGCTTACAAACATCAGCACTCGCAGGACAGG